CATCAAATAAATTTGGTACGAATCCCTGTTCAGAAATTATTCTAGCAGACTCTCCTCTTGCAAGATATCCCAAAGAGATCGCAAAGCAAAAGGGATGGGACTGCTTCAAGGAAGAAGCAGATCATAATAACAATTATTTCAAGACTCACCACAAGTGAGTCTCATGGCCTCGTGGCGGAATAGGCATACGCAGCGGACTTAAAATCCGTAGCCGCAAGGCGTGGGGGTTCAAGTCCCCCCGAAGCTATTCCAGAGTGGTGTAATGGTAGCACTGGAGATTTTGGTCCTCCCTGTCTTGGTTCAAATCCAGGCTCTGGAGTTGGGTTCCTTAGCTCAGTTGGTAGAGCAACCGACTTTTAATCGGTTGGTCGTGGGTTCGACCCCCACAGGAACCATTGTCAATTTTTATATAGGAGTAATATGGAAACTGAATCAAAGGTAGTATCGCGTAAACGCTGCCCAAAGTGTGCAGCACAAGGTAATGACACATCAGGTAACAATCTTGCTGTGTATGATGACGGCCATAGTTATTGCTATGCTTGTCAATTTTATATCAAAGGAACAAAGATGGAAACACCCGTAACAGATGAAACACCAACTTATACCAGTGAAAAGTTTAGAACAGGTGAGATCCAGAGTCTACCACATCGACGCATTAATGACAAGACTACCAGACAGTACGGATACCAGACCACTAATACTGGAGCGGAGGTTGAGAATTTTTACAATACCTCTGGAGAGTTGCAAGCACAACATATTCGGTACGATGGCAAAAAGTTTGCATGGATTGGAGACACGTCGAACCTACAGTTCTTTGGTCAACATCTATTTAACTCAGGCGGTAAGCGTATTCTAATTACCGAGGGTGCTATTGACTGTATGACTATGGCTCAATTGTTTGAGAATAAATACCCAGTTGTATCTATTCCCAATGGAGTCAACTCTGCAGTCAAATGTGTCAAGGATAATTATGAATATATCTCATCCTTTGAGACTATTGTTATCTGCTTTGATATGGACGATCCTGGTCAGAAGGCTGCGCGTGATGTAGCAGAAGTTCTACCACCTGGCAAGGCTAAGATCATGTCTCTGCCTCGCAAGGATCCCAATGAGATGCTGGTAAATGCTGAGGCTGCTCAGTTGCTACAGGCTTATTGGAATGCTAGGACATACAGTCCAGACTCAATCCTCCATGTCTCTCAAGTTGTGTCTGACAATAAAACTGATCTACAGGTCTACGAGTATCCTTGGGATTCTCTTACGACCTTTATGATTGGTCAGGATTCAGGTCGCTTGAATCTTTGGACATCAGCCACGGGTCACGGCAAGTCCACTATTATCAGAGAATTGGTTGTTGATCATCTCAACCACGGTCGCGCTGTAGGTGCTGTGTTCCTTGAGGAATCTCCAGAACAAACTGTAGATGATCTTATCTCACTTAGGCTTGGTAAACCAGTCCGTAAGATCATGTCTCAGCGTCAACTAAACGATCTTCGCAAGAAGAGTAACAAATCTACCGTTGATATGGTAGAAGATAACCTAACCGAAGAGGAATATAATGAAGCTAAATCGTTCATTTCTAGCAAGCCTTTGTACCTGTATGATCATATCGGCAATGCTAATATCAATAACATCATCAATCGTCTTGAGTATATGGCTGTTGGCCTTGATTGTAAAGTCATCTTTCTTGATCACATTACTCTGCTGGGCAATATGCTGCTATCTAGCGGCTCTGATTTTGGAAATGATGAGAGACTGGTACTTGACTCCGTAATGAAGAAGCTACGAGAGTTGGTCGAGCGCACAGGAGTTACCCTCCATGTCATTGCTCATATCAAGAAGACTGACAAGAACGTAGACGAAGGTGATCGAATCAACCTTAATGATCTTCGTGGCTCAGGTTCTCTTGCACAAATCTCTGATAATGTCTTTGCCCTAGAGCGTAATGCTCAGCATCCAGATCCCGCAACATGCAATACAACCAATGTACGAGTCCTTAAGAATCGTAAGGGTGGTAAGCGTGGCATCGCTACGGCTCTGTTCTACAACGACCAAACATCCAAGCTTGTAGATGTACCATTCGTTGTTACCCCAGAAGGAGAGGTGCTTTATCGCTATGACGAAATTAGTGTTTGATATTGAGGCCAATGGTCTTAATGAAGTAATTGCTGGTAAGAAAGATACTTATCTAAAAGAAGCCACAAAAATTTGGTGTCTATCTATCTGTGACATTGAAACCAAAGAGACATATCTCTTTGAGCAGGATAACCTAGCAGATGGCATAGAGATCCTGAGGAATGCTGAGTTGATTGTAGGTCACAACATCTACGCATTCGACATTCCCCTGATTGAAAGATTGTTTGGATCATTAAACAAACAACCATACACTCAGGTACTTGATACCCTAATCCTAAGTCGTATGATTTATGGAGACAATCCTCCAACCCCTGATCAATCCCATTCTCTAAAGGCATGGGGTAAGTTTCTAGGTGAAGAGAAGATTGATTATCAAGGTAACTGGGATTCCTATACAAAGGAAATGGGTGAATATTGTATTCAAGATTCTGTAGCAACTGTTAAGATCTGGGATCACTTTGCTTCCCAAAGTTATATGATCAAGTACAGTCGTGCTGTTCGTATGGAGCATGTCGTTGCTGACATGATCAAGCGTCAAGTAGAAGCTGGTTTTAGTTTTGATGTTGACAAGGCGGAACGCCTAGAAATGGAATTGCTAATTGAAAAGTCTCAAATCGAAGACCAAATGCGTCGAATCTTCCCAGACAAGATCATTATTAGACATTCTGAGAAAACAGGAAAGCGCCTCAAGGACAAGATCGAAGTCTTCAACCCAGGTTCAAGACAACAAATTGCTGAGCGTCTGTCAGAAAAGTATGGATGGGAACCAAACACCACCGACAAGGGAAACCCCAAGGTGGACCATGAAGTTCTATCTAACCTAGACTATCCAGAAGCTAAAGTACTTTGTAATTACTTTGATCTTGTTAAACTCATGAGCCAAGTAAGTGATTGGGTTTCACGTTCAAAATCTAGTAGGGATGGAAAAATCCATGCTTTTATAAACACATTGGGTGCTGTGACTGGTCGTATGTCCAGTCGAGAACCCAATATCCAACAGGTTCATTCTGACCCAAGAGCTCGTGCATTGTTTGTACCACGAGAAGGTTGGTCCTTAGTTGGCTCTGACCTCAAGGGCCTAGAACTAAGAATGCTTGCCCATTATCTATTTCCATACGATAATGGTGCGTATGCCAAGGAAGTATGTGAAGGAGATATCCATACCCACAATCAAAAGGCTATGGAACTGGACTCTCGTAACACAGCTAAGACTGCAATCTATTGCTTCTTGTATGGCGGTGGTGACGAAAAGTTTGGTAAGACTGTTGGTTGTTCTACCCATAAGGCTAAGCAAACCAAAGGTAAACTCCTTAGTAATATTCCTGGACTTAAGAAGTTGATTGAGAATTGTAGATTTGACACATTGGATAAGGGATATGTCATGCCATTCAATTGGCGACCAGTCTATGTCCGTAAGGAACATGCTGCTCTGAATACTTTGCTGCAATCTTCAGGTGCTCATATTGCCAAGGGCTGGGCCTGTGTAGCTGATCAACGTCTTCGGATGGAGATTGGTCAAGATAAATTTAATTGGGTTGCTTCTGTGCATGACGAACTACAAGTAGAATGTCATCCAGATGTGGCTAATAAAGTAGGTAAGATCCTCTGCGATTCTGCAACTACAGCTGGTGAACTACTACGCTGTAATTGTAAGATTGAGGCAGAATTTAAAGTAGGTACTAACTGGTCGGAGACACACTAATGTCTAGAGATTATGACGACGAATACAAGAAGTTTCAATCATCAACTAAATCAAAGAAAGACCGAGCCCATCGCAATAAGGTACGCCGTAAGGCTACCCGCGAAGGCCGTGTTGAAAAGCATGATGGAAAAGACATTGATCATGTTGATGGAAATCCAAGAAACAATTCACCTAAGAATCTACGGGTTGTTAGTAAGTCCAAGAATCGAGCAAAGAAGTGACTGAAGCAGTTTACTTTATGCGCCAAGTAAACGAGTTTATAGCTTCAAATCCAGAACACCCCATGGTTGTAGATTACAACAAGGGCAATATTGGATTAGGTTATATTATTCGCCATTGGCAGGAGGTTAGTAATGAGAATTATTCAAATTAGTGGCAAGGGCAGGGTGGGTAAAACCACCCTTGCTCAAGCCATTCAACGTGCTGTGTTTGATAAGGGATACAACCCTGTGGTTCTACCCTTTGCAAAAGCTATCAAAGAAGAAGCAGAGCGACTTGGGATTACCAAGGATACGGACTCTTCCAAATATCGTGAATTCTGTCAGGAACTCGGTGCTCGCAAGCGTGCTGAGGATCCTGATTACTGGGTAACCAAGACCTATGAACAAATCCAAGAGTACATGGTTAAGGAAATTGATAACAAGAAACAAGGTAAGACTCATTATGAGTATGTCATTATTCAAGATGATGTGCGATACATGAATGAACTTGCCTTGGGTCGTGACCTTGTAGCTACCCAAATCTTCCTGTCAGCAGGAGATCGTAAGCT